ACTTGACGCTTGCCGCTCAAGACGCAGAGGTGCCGGAAGCGCTGGCCTTCTCTCAGCACGCAGGTGACGACGTCTTCGCAGTCATGCGAAACCGCGCTGACATTCTGTCGCTGATGAGTTCGCTGAAAGCGCTGGGCGCCCGCGGCAATGAGCTGAAGATCGCCATTTCCAGCCAATTCGGCGAGTTCTTGCGCTGCCGCTACGAACTAGGCAGCGTCGCCGGGTACGTGGCACGGCCCATCGCCAGCCTAGCGACCGGCAACTTCATGGGCACGCGGAGCCTCGACCCGCTGCAGAAGGCGTCTGAAGTGGCCGAACACGTTTCGCGCTGCGTCACTCGCGGCATGTCTGCCAAGCTCGGCACGCCGCTGCTACTGCGCCTGTGCCGCTACTGGGGGTCCGTCAGACACCCCACGACCGGCGCCTGGACCTCGCCCCCCGCGGCCGTCCTCTACGCCCCGAGAGGCGCGAACGGGCTCGGCGTTGTCGGCACCGGCGCCGAGTCAGCACGCTGGTGGAACACCCAGCTCCCCCCGCCCCCCGACCTACACGGGGCGATCACACTGTCGGCGGCTGTGCCTTCATTGGCGACCGACGACGCCGTCCGCAGGCTGCGGACGACCTTAAGCAGGCTAGAACTGGACGACGACGCATGGTCGCGAGCCAGGAACGCCTTTCTTACCTCCTCCTACAGCGGGAGCGCCATCGCTGCTGCACAAGCAGCGACGGGCCATTACGCTGCGCACCGCCTCATCGAGTGGTACGACGCCTGCAGGCAGATACCTGAGCCAAGCGCTCAGACGGGTCTGCAGGAATTACGTCGTGCCGCCGAATGGCGAGACGCGCCGAACGGCCCGGCGAGCTTGCTCGCTAACGCCCTCGACCACGTGGCGCCTTCGGCCCCACGTCTCTACGGCCTATTGGCCAAGGTGGCTGGCCTGCGGGACGCCGTGCGAGGCACGGAGTTCGCGAGGCCTGCCGCCGCCCACGCGCTTGTGGCGGCGCTCCGCCCGTTCGATTCGACGGAATACAGCCACCTAGCGAGGCGCGCCGGCGATGCAGCAGCAGCTGCCTTCGTCTGGGCCGCCACCGACACGGAGTTCATCGCCGTGTTCAACCTATCAAGCATGGTGAGAGACTATGTTTGGCTACTGCATCACATTGCAGTAATCTCAGCGCTGAGATCTGAGCACACCCTGCCGTGCAAGGAGAGCCTATACGCCCGAGGCGTAGTGGCCCTTGCCGGCATGGCCGTGCCGCATCTCGGCGTGGTCACCGCGTAAGTGGCCCCGGAGCCCCCTTAGGGAGCTCCCCTGGGAACAAAAAATCCG